CGACCCGATGAATGACTCTGACTGCATTCGTTGTGCAAGGGAAATTCTCTCTCATCCTCTTGCCCAACGTGTGTACGACTCTCAACCGATTGTGACCCGACCTCAGAACTACGCGCAACGTGTTTATGAAACACAACCACGCGTGGTTAGACCTTTGCAACACGCTCAGCGGGTTTACGAAAATAACCCCGCTGTTCCACGACCGACTCGACTTGCCCAAGGATTAGTAGAGTGTGCTACTGAAATGCATTTAGGTGCACGAAAGTATGCCCAACGTGACTTGGTCCAAATAGAACAGACTACTCAAGTCTTGCTTAACAACTCTGTTTGGATTCAAGCCGCCGATAAGAACGGCATGTGTAGTCGTAGTAACGGTGTTTTCTTAGTTGGACGCACCATGATAACGACTGCCCACACGATACTAAATCCTCCCCACATAGACCCCGTTGAATGTTTGATTATTCGTAATCCATATTCAACCCAACCTGCGATTAAAGTCCCAATTACCGAGTGTAATATCTCGCAGGTTTTTCAACTTGACGGCTCTCCCGTTGACCTTTGTCTTGTTTCTTTTCCACCTGTTGTTCCTAATCGACCTAAAATTCTTTCTAAATTTTTGGACGCTAACAACATTTCTCTTCTTTCTGAGGGTAGTCTTACTTTTTCTGGTTTCTATGAAATCAATGGTAAGACTATCGTTCAGGAAAAATACCCTTCTCACTTCTCTGTCTCGACAAAGACAACGGAATACTACCTGCATTCTCCTGGAACATGCCCTAAGGATTCAGCGCGCTGCGTTTGCCCCATCAAAATTGGAAACCACATAGATTATGACTTAGAAACACAACATGGTATGTGTGGTGCATTGCTTTCTATAAGTAATCGCCTTATTCATACCAAATTAATTGGTTTTCATGTTGCTGGTGGGGCTGGCGTGCTCGCGCTTGGCGTTTTGACAACTCGGCAATTTCTGGAACAAGCTTTGGAAGCTCACGTGACTAAATTTGGAATTCCCCGTCGATATCTCATTGACGGAAGACTACCTTATAGTCAATCTTTTGTTGACCCACGTGTTCAAACTTCCTTGCTTGATCTAGGTGATTGCCTGAATGTTGGCTCTGCGCCAAGTCCTTCTGCACCTACTACCTCCCAACTTGCTCCATCCTTAGTTTTCGATAAAATTAAACCCCATAGTACTATCCCTGCGTCCCTTAGACCTGTACAGGTCGAAGGGGAAGGACTAGTTAACCCCATGCTTAAAGGTATTAAGAAAATTATGACTGGACAAAATTTCATTGACCCCAATCTCCTCCGCGCTGCTGTGAATGATGTCTTCCAAGGTCTTGGGAAACCAAGTACTGGACAAGGCATAATTCACAGTTACGCGGAGGCAATCAAAGGTGTTGAAGGTGATCCTTACAAACGACCGATCAACCGAACGACTTCTCCCGGCTATCCTTATAACATGACCAACAAAACCAAGGGTAAAACACATTGGCTCGGTAGTGATGAAAATTACATAACCGATAACCCCGAGCTTAAACGCGATGTGGATAAATTAATTAATGATTCGCGTGCTGGAATCCGAGGGGATGCGATATCTCTCGCTACTCTCAAGGACGAAAAGCGCCCGATCCCGAAGGTTGCTGCTGGTAAGACTCGAGTTTTCGAAGCTTGCCCTCAGCACCTGGTGATAGCTATTAGACAATATTTTCTTGACTTTGCTGCTCATGTTATGAGGAATAGGATTGATAACGGCATTGCTGTCGGTATCAACCCTTACTCTCTTGAATGGACGAAACTGGCCCATCGCTTGCTATCTAAAGGAAACAACATGGTAGCGGGCGACTTCACAAATTTCGATGGTTCCCTCTTGTTACAAATTTTAGTCTCAATTCTGGAAGGAATTAATGAATGGTATGGTGACGGTGAGGAGGCTCAGCTAATTCGCGCTGCTTTGTGGGAACACATATGTAACGCGGATGTTTTGGTTATGGGTGAGGTTATCAGACAAACTCACTCGCAACCATCAGGCAACCCTCTCACCGTCATCATCAATTCACTTTTTAATCAAATTGTAATGAGATTGGCGTATTTAATCCTTAAAGTTAAACGAGGTTTACCAGCTGTATGTGATTATCGGAAATTTATTTCTGATATTGTCTATGGCGACGATGATATTAAATCAATTTCAGGAGAAATCCTGGATTGGTTTAATCAACAAACCATAACTGAAGCATTGGCGTCTATAGGACTCACATACACTGATGAATCTAAATCTGGACAAATTCTTCCATGCAGAAAATTGGAAGAAGTTACCTTCCTAAAACGATACTTTGCGATCCAAAATGATGGTACGTATATGGCTCCTATGGAACTAGATGCCGTACTTGAAATAACTAACTGGATTCGCGGGAAGGCAGCTCGAACCGCCACCATCGAAAATTGTGAACAATCGATCATGGAACTCTCTCTCCATCCGCAAGAAGTATACGAGTATTGGAGCTCTCGTATACAAGAGGAACTCTCAGTGGTTGGGCTCAATCTTTTTGTGCCCACCTACTGGGAGCAGATGGAGGCATACAGACACAATCGTGATCTGTATGCACGGACTGAATATGTTCCTCTATGGTAAGCTCCTTGGCCTTGACCCGGAAATGTGATCTTGACTAGAGAATACAAATGGGATACTTTTCTTTTCACTGCTATTTCCTTGCCACCAAAAGAGTGTTGCTGTGCTCTGGTGATACAGCTCCCAACCTCAGAGTGAATAGTCATCTAACTCTGTTGTACTACATGACTGCTACTTCTTCAACTAATTCTAATGTGTCTTACGACAAGGACCAAAACACTGTTGTCGACTCTACTAGAGGAAATATCCTTACAGACGTGCAGATGTCTGTGGAAGCCGTACCCATGCCATCGTCGTCTATCCCTATGGCTTTAAACGACTCCACCACTCACGAAATAAGAACCATCCTGGAACGTCCCGTTAATCTGGGCACTTATTCCTGGTCAACGTCAGACCCGGCGTTGCCTATTCTTCTTGAACCAAGTGACTATGATTCGGATACCCAGTATTACCTTCAGAAATTGGATTTTCCTCAACAAATTTTCTCTAACTCTCCTCTCGTTGTGGACAAACTTAAAAATTATCAGTACTTACGTGCTGATATAGAAGTTGAGGTCAAACTCAACGCCCAACCCTTTTTACAAGGCGCCTTGATGCTAGTGTATAACCCTTACTACTCTCAGGTGGGAGATTTTAGAAGGAAAGGAACTCGTTTCTTTGCTTCTCAAACCTCTTGCCCATACAAAGTACTCAGCATTGAGGAGGGAAACTCTCTTAAGATCATTTGTCCATATGCGAACATCTACGACCTTTTTGACCTCGGAAATTCCGAGAATCAATTTGGCTCTGTTTTCCTATATGTATTCTCAACCCTTCGCGGACCTAATGCCGTTGAATCTGCTACGTATACTATTTTTGCACGCTTCGTCAATCCACAGTTCTACGTCCCAACACACAATGACGTAATAGCTCAAGCGCGAGATATTCATGATATCAAACGCTTAGAAGCTAAAGGCTACCGAGTTGCTCAGTCCGATGTAAAACCCGTTTCAGCGTCGGATACAGGTGAGGTGGAAACACCGGGTCCTGTGTCAAAAGTTGCTAGTGGTGTGGCGACGATTGCAGATGTGCTTTCGGGCATTCCTGTAATTGGTAAAGTTGCATCAACAGTTGCTTGGGTATCTCGAGCTGTGGGTAACACCGCAGCTGCCTTTGGTTGGTCTAAACCAACAACGATAGTGCCACAGTGTAAGTCTGTTCTGAAACCCAACTCTACACTTTTACATACTGAAGGGAACGATGATGCCACTACCCTTGCTCTCTTGCAAGATAATGGCATTGATGGTTCTTCTTTCATACCTGAAACTAAAGACGAGATGGCTTTAAAATACATATTTGGGAGACCAAATTTCTTTCACGCCCAGACTGCCACTTCTACTCTCTTCTCTGGCAGGAAGCTGATAACAGCATGGGAGGTGTCACCGTTCTCGGAGTACCAGTATGGTAGCTCAGACAGTCAGACGTTGTGCTTAGGCAGCTTTGCGTTTGCAAGTATGTTCGGCACATTTTGGCGTGGTACGATTAACTTCGACATAATGGTAATAAAGACACCTTACCACCAGGGGCGTTTTGCGGTTGTTTTCCTTCCGGAGACCAACTTAGCGGATGTCCCACAGACCCTGGGCGAGCTCTTGAATACTAACTACAATGTAGTGTGTAATCTCAAGGACCGCCAAGATGAACTCGGGAGAACCATGTTCCGTGTTTCTCCTCCGTTCATCAGTAATACAGGGTGGCGTGAAACTTACAAGCGGAATGAAAGCATCACCATCCCCGGACCAGATGCAACAACTCTGGATACGAAGACTGGGTGTCTCGCAATTTACTCGCTGACAGATCTTTCGGCAACTACCGCTGTCGCTGATGAAATAACTTTTTACATCGCTCATAGCGGCGGCGAAGATTACCAAATCTCTCGGCCCACTTTACAACTTGCGCCCGGCTTCCAACAGAGGTACGCACAGTCCGACGTTGGTGCTGTTTACATTCCGAAGGATGAAAACCTTCTCGTCCCTTCACATACATCGAAGGATGTCACAGCTCAGACAACTGGTGAATACTTCCATTCTTTACGTGCTCTGATTAAGCGCTTTGGTTTCTATGCCAAACTTTCTCAGACTGCAAATTTCATTGGTTTAAGAACGCGACATTTTTCCGAAGACCCTGTGTCAGGGACTAGGACTTGCAGTAGACTTAATTTTAATGATACTGT